ACCATCACTACTAAAATTAATGGATTGTTTTTATATTGTGTACCACACGTTTTGCAATGAGTATCAGTAGGCCTCATTGGCTTTTTACACGATTTACAAAATTTTATAGCCACACTAACCCCCTAAATTATTATTTTCCTATCATAACTTTAGGGTGATGCGTGATCAATCAGAAACCATTTCTTTCTTGAATGATTCAAAGCCCTTTTTGTCGGATTGGGCTACACGTGCAGCAATCGCAGAGTTAAAGATGCCCTGCTTATACATCTTGTTTGCTGCCTTAACATAGCCCTGGAATGCACCGTAGGTCATTTCCATGATTTCGCTATGCTGATGGCCCATTGATACCAGAAACTGGAATGAATCAAACCAGGTGGAGTCATCTTTCTTTTTAATACCACGTTTTGGTTTTTCGTATTTGAAGTAAGCCTGGTTGACCAGAAGTACCGCCTTAAGTAAATCTTTAAAGCCCTGCTCATCAGCAGCAAGTTCTACCAGCGATTCATTGTCCAGATCAGTAACACAGGCAATAGTCGAAATGACCTGTACACCATGGGTCTTAAATAATCCTGTCAAAATCTCATCTGAATGATTTTGGTCTTTGATGAAGTTCTTCAATACTTCAGCATGCATTGCCCAGGTGTCAAAGTCTTTCATCTGGATCTGATGTACTTTTATGTCATTCACCTTGTCTTTAAGCTTAATACTTCGATTTGTGGCTAAGAAAAAATCATTCATGATGGAATCTCGAGATAAATTTTACGCATTAAAAAACCACTCCTTGGAGTGGTTATTCTTTAAATATATCTTTATGCATCAAAATAGTTGGTCTAGCCCTATTTTGTTTCTGCTGTCGATACTCATGAAGGCTTTCTTCAAATCCATTTTTTTGATAGAACTCTAAAACTTTTGGTTCATTTACAGCATCTAAAGTTAAAAATCTTACAGCCATATGATGGCCATATACGATCCCTTCTATCAACTCTAGTATTCTTCTTCCGTAACCTTTTCCTGCATAGGCCTTATCAACTGCAAGCTTTGTAATTTTAACTGCGGGAAAATAAGTAATTGGGTATTCACCATTTAAAGCTAGTTCATCTATTTCTGTTCGGGTAAGTACAATTTTATCCGCGGATAGACTGAAGAAACCAATAAGGTTATCACTCTCAAAAACCAAAGTAGTTTTGGTCAATCCGTAGTTATGATAGTCGATAGCGTCATCTATCAAAAAAGAGTTTAACTCTCCACGTTCACATTCAAACGATTGATAAGCTTCTTTCTCAATTGAATCGATATAAAAAAATTGTACCTCGCCCTCAGAATTTACATTTTCTTCAGACAAAT